GCGCTGCGGGCACTGGCCCCACATAGGCAATGCGCAGCTCGGCCACGCCATTCCCGTCCGCCGGGCCGCCCCACTGGGCGTTGACCAGCGCCACAGTGTTTTCCCCGTCCGCCTCCGCCTCGAAGTCGCCCGGCTGATAGCCTCCGCTGGCAGTTACCCGGACATAGACTGTTCCATCCACCGCCGGAGCGCCCTTCCGGCACCTTACGTTGATGCACCCTCGCTGGAATACGGAGACTGGTTCTCCCGGGCCGTACCGCCCCTCATTCTGGCTGTAAAACTCGGACGCGGACTTGACCTCCCGGCCGGCCACGCCGATGAACTGGTTTCCAGTGTTTCCAGCCCCCATGGGGATCACCTCGCCCTTCTGCCCCCGTACCAGGGGCATCCCGAAGGGTATGTCCTCCGCTCCGCCCAAAGGGGCGGTGGTGACGATCATATCCGGCTGTCTGGCATAGCTGCCGGAAAAGCCATGGGACATATCCCGGCCAATGGTCTGAGGACGAAGGGGCATCATTCCCCCTCCTTCCCCGCCTTGTGGGGATTACGGGCTGCATAGGCGGCCTGCGCCTCGGCGCAGGCAGTCTCATAGCTGGTGCGCCTGGCCGTGTCGGCGGCCTTCTGTGCGCTGTCCCGGGCGGCCTGAACAATCCCGCTCATCACATCGGGACCCTGGATGGTGGAGAGCAGCGCATCCACCACGCGGGCGCGCTCGGCCCGGTTCTGGATGGCCGCCACAGCGGGGCGCACCTTCTTGAGCAGGGCCACAGCCGCATCCCGTGTACCGGGCTCCATCAACTGGTCCGCCATTTCTTCGGCTGGGATAGTGACCGCCTTCTCCTTCGCCACCGTCTCCTCTCCGGCCAGCTTCTCAATCAGGTCGTCCAGGTCCTCTTCATCGTGGAGGGGCCGCTCTCCCCGGCCTCCCCGGGCCTTCGCCTCCAGCATCTCCAGAATGCGGTCCAGCTTGCTCCCGATGTCGTCGCCCTTGGGGGCGCGCTCCACCATCTCGTCAGAAGCCTGGGCTGCATCACCAGCGGGTTCCGCCTCCGGCGCCTTTGCGGCGGGTTCGGCGTCCAGCGCAGTGGCGACCGTACTCACATCGCGGGTCAACTGCTCCAGCTCCTCCGGTGCAGCGTCATTTGCCGCCAGGCCGAAGAACCGGTAGAGCGCCTCTTTGGTCTCTTTTTTCATTCGTTTCAGTCCTTTCTCCGCCTTTCCGGCGGCGTGGTCTTTTATTGCAACACTGTGGCCCGCCCTGCCTCTCGGCACAACCGCCACGTGATTGCCCACCAGGTTTGTCTGCCGGTATCCGTCCAGGTATGGTTCAAACCTGCAATAATAGCCGCAGGAGACCTCCCTCAGCACGCCGCTTTCCACGTCGGAAGCCAGTCCGGGGTCCTTGATAATCAGGTCGGCCACGGTGTTGTCCCCATCCCGGCGCACATGCTCCAGGTGCCCCTTGGAGTAGGAAGCCTGGTTCTCCGCAGCCAGCATCTCCGCCGGGTGCCCCCTGGTGATGTCCTTTCCCTCCAGGCTGGCCAGTGCCGCCGGAGAGAACACGTCCTCCTCCAGGCGGTAGACGGTCACTGGCCGCTCCGGTTCTCCTTCCAGCCCCAGCTCTCCCGCCGTATACATCTGCGTGCCGGTCCGGTTGATCGGCACATCGTAGCAGATCAGGTATCCCTCCGGCGTCTTGACTAGGTGCTCCGAGATGTGGGAGCCATAGTACGCAACCGCCATCAGTCCACCCCCGGCACCATTGCGGCATAGTCCGCGTCCCGGCCGGTCTGCCGGGAGATCAGGGAGGAAATCAGCGCCACATGGTCGGTCTCGTCCTTGTTGATCTCCAGCAGCACCCCCAGATCCTCCCGCGGTGCCAGGGCCATACAGGCCAGATACAGCCGCGTGGCCTCGATCTCCTCGGCCAGCGCCCTTTGCAGCAGTTCCAGATAGGTCATGCCGTCACCTCACTTTGCAAATAAAAAAGGAGCCGGCAGGATTTCTCCTGTCAGCTCCATTCAGCTCTTCCCGCCCACCATTCAGGGCGTGGGAACAATATTCAGTTTCTTGCGGGATACCGTCTGCACCTTGATGGTTCCATCCTTGTCCAGCAGCAACTCCACCCGCAGTCCACGCTTGAGCGCGGCCTCAATGGCCCGTATCACTTGCTCTGTCATTTTCCTTCACTCCAAAATTCCCTGTTCCCTTAGCTGCCGCATGGATTCCCGGTACTTCCTATCCATCTCCTGTTCGGTCGCTTTCCGCTCAATCTCATCATCTGTGATACCATAAACCGTCGCCCAATCTTCGGGAGAATCCCCAATATCGGCATCATAGGCTCCCGGCTCATAGACCTCCACAATTGTGGCGATCCGGCCATCCTTAAGTAAAACAGATTCATATTGCTGATATTTTGCCATTTATATCTTCTCCATATGAGCTGTTACAAAGTGGGTTGTTCCATCCGGTCTGACATTCCAGGCAAGCAGTACATTCGCAGGGCTTCCTTTACGTCCATACAGGACAACCAACTGTTCATAACGCCTTCCATGAACATCCTCCCGTTTGAGTACAGAGGGATACCTTGTTGCTGCATCCAGAATTTCTTCCCGCATCTTTTCCCAGTTGTCTTTATTATAGCCTAAGCGGGACGAAAATGCATCCCCCTTTGGATACCCGTCTCTGCTTTCCGGGTTAAAAAAATACCCTGTAAATTTGGCGTCTGCGGCGCTGGCTTTGTCTGCTCCGGGAAGTGCCCGCTCTGGATGCTCCAAAAGCCCGGCCCTCCTGCGGTAATCCAATCGCCACAGACGGTACCGCTCTCCGTCCTCCCGCTTCTGATGCAGGAAGGTCTCAAATCTCCCGGGCACCCGGTTCCCCAGCGTCACCCGGTAGCGCTCCCACTGGCGGTAATCCGCCAGCCATTGGGCCCGGGCCCGCTCTTTTTTGCGGTAAGCCGCAATCTGGCTCTCCGACCGCGGGTCTCGGCTGAACAGGTTCTTGCGGGGGTTGGAGAAATCCTTTATTTTTTGGATCTCCTCATCTGTCCGGCCCGCCGCCGTCCAGGGCAGCAGCACATGGAGGCAGTTGGGGTGGATGTTGAGCCAGGTGTTGGCCAGTGTGTCCGGCCCCGCCGGGTCTACCTTCCCGAACGCCGCCGCCAGGGGTGGGAAGTCCGGGTCTGTGCCGCTACGGGAGTATACCCGGCCCTCGTAGGGCGCGCACAGCGCACAGGTGGTGCCGTGGCTGGATATCATGTATAGGTCGTGCTCCGGGTCCGCGGTGAGCACCGCCAGCACCTCCGCCTGCCGGGAGGTGGTGCGGGAGACCATCGTGCAGTAAGTATGCAGGCTCCAGTCCCGGCCCGCCTTGTCAGTAAAGGCCCGGACGCCCTCCCGCCGGAGCGCCTGCACAAAGGCGGGCACTGAGGCGTTCACGCCGCGTCCTGCGGCCTGTTGCGCCGCCACCTGTTCCAGCCCCACCCGGCGGTATACATCCGGCTCCACACGGCCAATCAGGGCGGATTGCAGGGTAGCCATCACAGTCATGGAGGCGTCGGTAATCTCCCCCATCAAGTTTGCCGCCAGCCGGTCCACAATGGCATGCTGCTCACCCGTGAGCACGGCCGCGTTGGCGTAGCCTGCGGCGTGCTTGGCCGCCGTCTCCGGCACCTCCAGGGCCTTCCGGGCCTCTGGCACCCGGACATAGAACTGCTTTTCAATCATCTTTGGGACGTATTCCCAGCAGTCTGATTCCATCTGCCGGAGGATGGCCTGCACCCGCTCCAGGGCGGCCACAGCGTGGTAATCCACCAGGCCCTGGGAGCGAAGCCGCCCAATCTCGTTGATGATGGCGGTCTCCGCTCTTAGATAGATGGAGACGAGCGTTTCCAGCTCTTTCTCATTCGGCGCCCGATTCAGCGTTGGCATAGAGTATCACCAGAACTTAGAAAGGACTGTTCCCGCAATCTCACCAGCCGGCCCAAGAAATTCCGTCACTCGCTTCATGGTGGAGTTTTCTTCCAGGTATTCAATGCCCGCAGGAGTGATTTTTAGGCCGCTGGTTTCCTTGAACTGAACAGGGCTCCCAATTCTCCGGACTTCTGCAATCCCCTCGATGTATCCATCTGCCAGCAGATGGGCCAGCATGTAGGTGAAGTATTCCTCGTGGACTGGGAAGTCCTTTGTGTTGGGGGCCAGCAGATTCCAGTCAGGGGCTATATTCTGTTTCAGGCATTTATACAGATAACGCAGGAATTTATTGACTAACACAAAGTAATCGTCTTTCGCCATGCTTATTCCCTCTCGTTGTCTTCCCAAATATCTTCCTGCCCTGGCGGGCAGTCGCCAGTATTATCAGAAAAATAATGATACAGCTCTTGTGTGGTAGCATTCGGATTTCTTTTTATATATTGCATCATTAAATCTTCCACGCCAAATGCTTCTATCGCTTCAACAAACCACTCTAAATCTTCTTCCAAAAAAGATTCAATTCTTGATTCCTCTTCATGGACAAAGGGCCGCAGGGCCGCTATTAACTGATAATGTCCATTCTCCCCCATAATACAAGCGTCACTCCTTCCAGGACTTTTTAACGATCACACTTCCGCTACCATCCGCCTCAAGCCAATACCGCTTGCCCTTATAGCTGACTTGACCTTGTTGTCCCGTTTTGGCTCCCGGATATTTGGTATTGAACTCACCCCGCAGAATACCGAAGGTCTTGGCTGAGACGGTTTTCCCCCGCTTGTTCGCCCTCTTTGACGGCGCGTACTTTGTTTTCCCAATTTTACTATTTCCGCCGCCGCTTGTCCATCTCCCTTTTTTATCCCTTGGCTGGCTGGGCGAATAATCCCATGTCAGCGCGTCCTGCGCGGCCCCCTCAAAAGGGGCGGATATCTCCCCTCCGTACCCCAGCCCTGCCAATGGATCCCGCAGGGCGGTCACATCCTGGTAGGTTTTCCCGGTGTTGGCCGCGATCTCCTCTTCGGAAATACT